TCCACACTTTCTTAAGACATCAAGATCGGAATTAATTTTTTTTTCTTGTTCCAATTGTTCTTCTTTTTTTTTCTTATCGTTTAAGTCCCATTCGGCTTTTATCGATAACTCTTCTTCTTGCGTCAACTCGACACGCAAGCCGTCTACCATCTTATGCATAAAATCTCCATTACGATGTTTTCAGTCCATATAAAATAAAGTCACCGGATGCAATGTTACCAGAAGAAAATAAAAATCTTATTGCATCATAATCACCCGTATTTAGTCGAATGTTGCTAGTTTGGGTTTCTGTAAAAGCTCCATCGGTTGCTCCACCTATAAGAGAACCTCTTATAGTTGCATAACCTGTTCCCGAGTTATTAAAGTTAAATAAATAAAAACCACCAGTATTCGCTTCAAGGGCTTGATTTCCCCCTCCATTAACTACTCGCATCTCTGTAGTACTAGCATTATAAAAAACACTAATAGATGAAGCATTAGAATAGAATCCAGTTCTAGCGTAGTCTCCAGCACTTGTGTCATAAGTAGATCCACCGTCTGTAGATACTATAAATCTTCCATCTACACCATCGGAAGCGGGTACTACATTTCGCATAACTAAGTATAGGATATCGTAGGTACTTGAAATTGATAAATCTATAGTTGCGGATGAAGAGGCTGTTGTGGTTGATATATATTCCCATGCTCCACCAGCCGCCGCTTGAAAAGTAGGTGCGGCACCTGCTCCATTTGATGTTAAAACATGCGTTGCGGTGCCAGCTGAGACGGTTGCTGGTGCCCCCGCTGCATCCCATGTGATTAGTTCACCATCAGTTCCGTTAGCTAAATCCGCTACATCCACGTTAGATAAACTGTTACCCGTTCCATTAGCATCAAACGTTTTATTCGTTAAGGTATCAGTAGTAGCTGCGCCTATACCGCCAAGATTTGATAAAGCAGTAGGCGCGTCGCTAGCTCCCGTTCCCCCGTCTGCTACCGCAAGGTCTGTAATACCATTAATCGTTCCACTATCAATATTAACATTTGTAAGGGCTTGCGATCCCATATCCCAGGCACCGGCCAGCGCTCTAGTTCCATCAGCCAGTAAGTATTGTGTGTTTCCTGCTATGAATATGAATCCATTTCTACGGAGAACCAAAGTCTTGTTAGGTACAGATACACACCATACATTTCCAGAATAATCAACACGGCTTTTTGTTCCTTTACCAAAAAGGACCTTTTCTTTATTGGTTATGTTGATCGTCCAGCATCCATTTTTAAAACCGCCTTCTCGATAGTAATCGTATGACTTTAATCCGTTAAAAGTACAAAGCTGGCATAACTGATCTTTAAGAACAATATCTCCCGTGTGATATGAATATCTTACTTGTCCATCAAAGTTATCTATAAGCCTTCTACAAGCATCTTCTTTTGTTATTTCAATAGTTGATCTTTTGCTTCCATCTCCATAAATAAGACCTGATAAGAAAGCTCTAAATTGCTTTCCTCTAAGCTGCATTAACTTATTAGAAATTCTTTTTTCTGTTATCCATGTTCTGAGATTTTCTCTAGCCCATGCACTTCTTATATAAAAAACCTCTGTTTGACCTGTCCTTCTTGTATATGGGACATCAAGCTTCTTAAGAAGATCTTCAATATAATCGGCTTGATTGTCTTTTTGATAAATTCGTATTCCATAGCCCTGTCTTTTTGGATCACAAAAATTTCCCTCAGAAATTATCAACCCAAGAAGCTCGAAGAACTCATTAGGTTTTTCAAATGTTTCTCCTTCTAGGAATCCACTAACAGGAACTTCGAATACAGACTTATCTATAGCTTCTTCTGCTGTGCATGTAAGCCATTTCGATTTAGGGTTCTTTTCTTCTTTGCATGTATTACGATATATCATCGTATGTTGTGGAGTAACTAGAATCTCTCCATAGCGATTCTTAAAGCTTATAAGTTCATCAAATGAATCATAGACATACTTTTCTTGAATTTCATTATATTCAAGATCGTTTGTTTCAAGATTAAGAGTAAGAGCTTTTTGTCCTTTTTCTATTTCTTCATACGGGATAAATCCATTCTCTGTTAACAGCTCCGTATCTTCAGAAAAACAATGATCGTCATCACCTAAGCCAGCTAATTCACCATGATCTGTTACGCCAGTAGTCGTTAATACGGTATCGAACGGTGTTGAAAGATCGTGAAACGTTGAGGCACTATTTTGAATGATTATCTTCGCTATAAGCAAAGCGTGGCCTTCAAAATGCGGTGGTGTTGAACTAGGTGATCCTGCATCTACAGCTTGAGATAAAGTATAATTTCCTTGCCCATATAATATGTAAGTATCCCCATCAACCCCTCTATAAACCCAGTGAACCCCGTAGCGACTTCCAGTTAATGTTGCAAGAGTACCAGAATTATCATCGTATTGCGTATTATCTACTTGAGTCTGAGCCGTTACCTCAGTCCAACCGCCTACACCATCACGATAAAAATATGAAAAGGTTCCTGCTGCTGAAGAATCAAAACTAGCTATAGTAAATCTAGTTAATCCTTCCCAAAAAATCCCCGTTGTTATTGCTATATTGCGCGTGCCTGTTTCGGAAGTAATTTCTCCTGAGACTCTTGCAAATGTATTGGTTTCTTGCATACGCCTGACCATAAGACTTGCATGATCACCAATTAAAATGCCTGCTTGGTTAGTGATATGGAGAGTTGTGCTATCTCTGTATACAGTTCCTACCAATACATTAGTGTTATAATCTGTTCTTTCGGTAACTGTGATTGCATATTGTGGAGTGCCAGAATTGTATTCTATGTAAATATAATTGAGATCATTGTTTGTAAGAGCAACGCCAGTAGAAGCGGCTACTGTGGCAAATGACAAAGTATCAGTTGCGTCATCAGTAGGTCTTATGGCTACGTGTATTTCTGTTAAATCAACTGTACCAGATCCACCATCAGAAATAACATTTCCTGCAACAAGCATTCCTGCACTATGGAATAAATCATTCATTTCCTGAAGTGTGCTGTAGGTAGAGCCAGCGATAAAGTCCATGGCACCATTTCCTACACCCTGGAAAGTTGGGGCCGTCGCACCCCCGTTACTCATAAGTACCTGTGTTCCAGTTCCACCGTCTTGACCTAAAGCGTTATTTATTGCCATTTTATCCTTCCTTAAACAATGGTGAAGTTACCGACCGAATCAATGACGGCCCAATCTGAATTTTCTGTGATACACAATAATTCTATAGAGGCATATTGCTCTATTGCGGTAAGGCTTCCACCAGTTCCCGTTGTCGTATCTGTTGCTGCATAATGAATTGTCTGAGATGCGTTTTGAGCAACCTTAAAAAGACCAGCTCCTTTGCCAACGATTTGGATTTCCTGTCCAACTGTTGCTGTTGTTGGAAGTGTTAAAGTTACCAAGCTAGCATTATTGGCAATATAACCGTTTTCAACAACCATCGTAGCTGAAGTTCCAGTTTCCTCATTCCAAGTAAATCCACCACCTGTTGCACTAATAGTAATGGAACCTGCAGCGTTGACAATTGATACTCCGCTTCCAGCTGTTAAAGTGGAGGCAACTGGTGAGACTCCTGCGGTATCCCCTATAAGAAGCTGCCCATCGGTTAGCGGTCCAACTAATTCAACTGCATTAGTTCCATCGCCAACCATAACAGCGCCATCGGTTAAGCTAGCTAAACCAGTGCCTCCGTTATCTACAGTAACAGGTGAATCTAAGTCTACGGTTACGGTACTTGTTGCTGCTGAGGTAGTTATTCCGGTTCCACCGGCAACTGTAAGGACACCAGAACCATCCGGTGTGGCCGAACCACTATCTCCATCAACCTGAATAGTGGCTGTTCCCCCACCAGGCGACATTATTAAATCTAATTCACCCGTCACAGGGTTAAGTTTTAAAGCCATATTAAATCCTTTTTAAGCGTAGGAATACCCAGCCCTATCATCCCAAGTAAATTCATATTCTGTTGAAGGGATACCTTCACTGTTTTGTGGCCATGTTCTTGAAGTAAGTGAGTTGTTGGCATCCCAGGCGTGAAAAGATATTTGCCAACCTGTTTCATCATCGGCTGTTCCAGCTTTAGCTCTTCCTATATAAAGAGGATTTCCACTAGCATCATTCTGAGCGCGAATTTCCACTTCAGAATCCATAACTATAAATTCTCTTCTATCTTTTTGACCGAATTTAAAAGGGCGGTTTTGCCCTGAACGATTTGCCATTGTGGTGGTTCCTATGTGTTTTGCAAGTATTCTGTGGTGTATGCTTTTTCTTATAATTTATAGGGGATAAAAAATCCCCTATAAATATGTAATTTTATTTAAGCTTGTAGGCCAATCTTCAAAGATTGAAGGCCAACTTCGCCAGCTACATCAGAGCCATTTAAGAAGTGGATGAATGGCATAACAACGTCTCCATCATCAAAAGTAAACGCTGCTGTGACTGTAGGCGCTGAACCTGCAATTTCATAAGTTACTACACCGGCTGCGCTAACTAATACTTTAAGAGTTTGAGCTGCTGCGTCACCGCCCCAAGCATCAGTTGTATCGGTATCTGTAGTTCCACCAGCGTTAAGCTCTGTAAGCAATGCTACATTTGTTGCTGAGGTTGCTTGATTCAATCCAATACAAGCGTAATCTGTGTAAGTTGCAAGTGTCGCATTGTTAGCTTCCACTTTTCTAAAACCCATAACTAAAGGATCGCATCCGCTGATATCCTCTACATAAATTTTAGCTTCCATTTCAAAAGCTGCAGTAGTTCCGATTGTATAAGCATGTTTAGCATTTGCTCTTGCACCGAAGTTGTACTCTGCACCTTCATTATCAGTTTCATCTAAAGCAATATTCAATCCATTTGCAGTCATGCGTGGAGCAATGATTGTTTGACCGGCCCCTAGAATAAATTGCTCCATCAAACAGCCATCTTGCAAATACATTAGGTTTACATCCCCTGTTGCCCCTGTTGGCGCTGCACCTGTCGTTAAATTAGATTGTAGAATTGGCGATTGTGAAACTGTTAGATCTGTTCCAGCGGCATAAAGATATTCAGCATCAATTTCCAATACATCACCAGGCATAGAAAAAGCACTCGATGCTGTGATATACCAACTTGCCGAACCACTTGCCGAAGCTGCCAGCATATAAATGTTGTTGCTAGAGGTATCCACCCATACTTGCCCAATATCATAATTTTTATCAGTTGCTAGTGGTGCTCTTGCTGATAATACCGGTACTGGGAATACATCTTCAAAAGGTTTTCCAATTCCATAAACTCTTGATCTTTTAGCCATTGCCTTAATCTCCTAAATGTGGTGTTAGCTATATAAGAATCTTTAATTGAAAAAGATTTAAGTTGCAATATAAATTACACTTGTATATAATTATATACATGGAAACGTACAACAAACATAAGACTCTTGTAGTAAGACTTACTAAAGAAGAGCATCAACAAATCAAATTAGAGGCTTTAAAGCGGAATATTTCTATTTCAAAGCTCGTAAAACGGGCCTTGATTCAATATGTTGCTAAAGAAGGAGAATGATATGATTGGTATATTCTACATCACAGTATTTTTTATTTTACTGGGCCTCAATAGCTGATTTAATATTTAACTCTTGTAGCGCTTTTGCTACCGCCGGATCTACTTCCTTCACTTCGTCAATCATTTGTCTTTTAAGGTGCTCTGCCACTTGAAATTTGTTCTGATTTAAAGCGCTTATCATTTTTGTGGAAAGATTTTGTAATCGTGGATTTGTTAGCATATGTTCAGCTAATTTTCTAGAACCCTCATAAGCCGCTAATCCTTTTATCATGCCGAAGTTGCCAGTAAGAAGTCCTGTAAGAGCTATTCCACCTTTACCTGCTGCATAAAGCTTATCGTGCTCACTTGTTTTGAGGCGTTTAGCTATTTCAGCGTACTTTCCATACAGTTTATTCGTCATATCAAATGAACGTCCCAGTTCTCCATCAACCTCCATCAAGGCTTTTTTTATAGGATCTTTGAGAGTAGATAGCTGTTTAGTTTTTGAACCGAGTTCATGATTTATATCCCTGAAAAACTTAATGACCTTTTCACCCGTCATTTCACCCTTTAACAGTTGTTGAAAGTCCTCTTGAACTACATTTCTCACTGAAGAAGGCATTTGCTCAAATTTATCTTGTAGCGATTTGACAAGTTTTGAAGATTGTTTCTCCGTGAAGACTTTTTGTGCTGCTGGGGATTCTTTTATGGAATTGAAAACATTTCCTATGCTTTCTTGACTAGCTTTAAGCTTGGCTTGAGTGGATTCTCCTTTCGACGCTAACTTTGTTAGCCACTTTTGCTTCATTTCCCCCTGAAGAAGTGGAGTAATTTCAGATTCTTTCATGCCTGCCTGTCTTGCAAAATCTAAAAGCTCTTTCTTTGTAGCGTTTTTGGTCATCATGTCCTTTACTCGATCTGCAATCTTTTGCGGTGCTTTATCTGCAATAATTTTAGCTAAAACTCCCTCTGAGGCTCCAGCCTTATTTGCCGCGCTTAATGATGGGGCAAGTAAAGGAACCGTTTCGGAAATCGTTTGCACCCACTCAGGCATTCCAGCTTGCTTAGCACCTTCTCCGGCTGCCGAAGCCGCTCCGATACGCGTTGCAGTTCCTAAGCCTCCACCAGCTAAAAGACCACCTGGTGATCCAAGTATGGTAGGGGCCATTCCCAAACCTCTTTCAATTGCACCTGGTACGAAATCTTCGGTAGTAGGAAACCATTCATCAAGTTGCGCTGCAATTTTTTCAGGCTCGTATTTTTGTTCATCTATAACATTTCCCTGACTGTCCACAGTTTCTTGAGTGTCCGGAAGTGGCCCCATCATTCTTCCAAATTGAATAAGACCTTTAACCGCTCCTTTAGGAATGGAATTTAAAACTGACTTCCAATAACCTAATTCTTCCGGTTGCTCTTCCTGCTGCGATGCCATGCTGAAAAAGTCAAGTTTACCACGATCTTCACCTTCAGCTACGGGCTTTTTAACCTCTTTTACTTCTTCCTTTTGAACCGTATCAGGATCACTAAGAATATCAAAAAGCGTTTGAGTCATTACATTTTCCCCACTTTTTCAGCGAACTCTTCACTCGTCATCAAATAAAGCTGCAAATCTTCTCCATTAGGAACCTTATACCCAAGTTTTTTGGCCACATCTAAAGCAACTTTAGAATCTTTATACTTATCAAGAAACAAAGCTCCCATTGCCAAAGTCATTGGAGTTCCTTTAGGGACTTTTTTATTCATTGCCTTTTGCATTCCAGTCTTTCCCATCTCTTTTTCTTCAAGCTCACGCATACGATAAACCGATCTGTCAAATACTGCACTTTCTAGGTGCTCGACAGCTTGCCGTGCCCTGCGATCAACGTCTTTTTTAGAGTAACCATATAACTCTTCGTCTGCAGCAGCTAACTCATCAAATTTTTTAAGATAAGCTTCTTCAAGAACAAGCTCACCTTCAAGCATTTCTTGAGTCGCAAGATTTGCTTCCATCGATTGCCCTACTTTAGGAAACATCGAAGCTAAACGCTCTTCAAACCATTGGTTTTGTCCTTTAGCAGAAACACGAGCCATATTACTAAGTAAATTTTCTTTACCTGCCGTGATTAGCTGTGTTCCCTTTGAGTTTCTTAAAGCGTCTCCAGCTGCACCACCTATTGAATCAGCAATTTGGTTAATGCTAAAAGATCCCACTTGCCCTGACTCTACTGCCAATCTTGAATGACGTAAGGCGCTTCTCTTTTTAGGTACCGCATCCCTAAGACTAGCTATTTTTTCTTCTTGTTTTGCAGCAAATTGAGTGTGATATTTTCGGTCTTCAGCGCTTATTTTTTGATCTATTTTTCTTTTTTCTATTTCTGCTTTTGCTGTTTCGCTAATTATTCTGTTTGGGTTTGATGAAAGATTAACCAAATCCGCATTCGAAAACGACTCCATCCTATCTTTTTTAGGGGCTTCCATAGACAGGTTTTTATCCTGTGTTAATATTGGGGATTCGCCTATTGCCTGTGAAGATGCATCGCCTTGATTTAATGTATTTGCTGACCTTCCAAAAATTTGATTGGCACCATATTGATCCCCTTGTTGAGATATAGATTTTTTCATTACATCTTGTAGCAAGGATTGATAAGCCGTAGGATCGATGTTAGATGCTGCTAGTGCCGATTGTAACGCGCCTACATTTTCCATAGGCGATTTACTTTGATCATAATTATTCGCCCAATCAGAAACTAATTCCATTCCAACTCTTTGATCTTCTCGTTTTCTAGCCTCTTTTTGTGAAGCTAAGCGATTTTCAGCTCTTTGTTGCAACGCTCCAGCTAAAGCACCACCTGCTGTTGAAATCCCCTGGGAAAGCCCTGATAGATCCGGTATTACAATAGGCATTATTTTGCCTCCAATAGCTCAACTTTTTTAGATAGTTCTTTAATAGCATTGATAGACAATGCAAGTAATCCGTAAACATCAACCCCAAGGACTCCATCAACTTGACCTTGAATTGCTTCAGGCATATCTTCAGCGATGAAACCAATTTTGTTTTTGCTATCCTTTACGAAATCGTCTTTGTAATCGTACTGCTTAACATCCATATTTGTTATAACATCCAAACCCGAATCGAAGTCTCTAACATTTTCCTTCACATGCTTAGAAGAGGCCATAATTCCTGCAGCACCCATTTGACCACCGGCACCTATCAATGGCCCTAAGATACCCTGTCTTTGTTGTATGATTGGATCGAACTGCCTTTGACCAATCATACCTGTAAGACCTTGTAAAGCCTGTAAACGGTTTTGTTGCTGCCCTTGATAGAATTGGCCCATTTGTGAACCTAACATTGTGCTTAAATCTGCAGCCGATTGACCTAAAGCTTGGTTTAAAGCCGAAGATGATCCGGCACCGGCATCTATAAACCTTTGCTGTATCATTGGCATAACTTGTTGTTCATATTGCTGCAAAGCAGGGTCTACAAACGCTTGCTGAAATAAGCCTTGAAACTGATTTTGGTCATAAGGCTGTATGAATTGAGAAAAAGCTTCATTTGCTTGGGGTCCAAGCCCCTGTAAAGCTTGAGCTAAATAACTAGATTGTTCACCTGTCATTAAAGGCGCGCTTCCTGATTGCTTAGCACTTCCCATTAGAGTAGAACCCATCTTAAACCTCTTTGTTCGCTTTTTGTTCTATTTCTTTACCGTCCCATTCCATCAACACTCACTATGTTTCGGGTATGCGGTCATCCAATATATTTTTTTTAGTTTACAATCTTTTGCTATTTCTTTCGCCTTCTTTGATAATAAAGTTACAGCTTTTCCTTTACACCAGTATTTTTTATCCATAGAAAATGTTTGCACTACTAAAGACTTGCTTAAAGAGTCTACCTCACACCAAAACATGCCTATAACTTTATTTCCTTCATCAGCAATAACATAAAGCATAGATAGTGGATTAAGAACAGGGCCGTTCTCTGTTTGCCTCATACAAATAAGTTCTTGGTATTTGTACCAATCATCCACTTCATAAGTTCTTTCACGTACCTGTTCAATAAGATCTTTTGGTATATGCATTGGCGTAAAGACTCTAATAAACTTAAGCTTATCAAAATCAACTTCTTTCGATTGACTGTCCGACATATCTCACGTGTCCTTTTAATGTTCCAGCTGTTGCAACCGCTATATTAGCGACACTTCCACCCGATTGACTTTGTTGTATTCTCATTGTTCTTGCGCTATCATCTACGATTCCATAAGTCACGCCTGTAAAAGATAAAGATTCGGTATAAACAGTTCCTGTAAATAAATTGCCATCTGTTTGAGCAGCTATGTATGGTAAATCTATTTGAAGAGTTCCTGTTCCTGTGTGACCTGTCCAAACTATATTAAACCAAAAATCTACTAGGATACCCTTTCTTAACACCCACGCATTTTGTGTTGTATATGTACCAGCCCCTTGAGTGGAAGCTCCTCGTACTGTAGGAATAAACTGACGACTGCCCGTTTCAGAACTTGTTCTATAGTCTCCGTTAACTGCGTTTGCCGTATCTTCATACTGCCTCTGTAAAGTGAACACTAAATCTTGTATGTATCCATCTAAACCTTCACCACCTTCTTTTATTTTATCGCTATGAACCGGAAGGACTGTTGTATTGGGAAGCGTCATACAACCCTCCCACGCTCTTTAAACCAAGGCATAAATGCGTGTATTTTAAGTGGCTTATTTTTTCCTTTGGATGTTATCTTTATTTTGTGTTGATAACCCGTCCCACCAGCATAAACCCTTTTCCACGCCTTTGATGATGCATAAGGTAATTCTGTTATTACGCCACCACTTTTATATATTCCGTAATCAGTTGAATCAACACCTATAGTAAAGTTGTTTACGTCTACTACTGTTACCGTAAAAGAAGCGCCATTTATAGCTTCCATTCCATCAACACCGTAAATATAAACTTCATCATCATCTAATAAACCATGATTGTTAGAGGTAACACATGCAGGGCTAGCTTGTGTTATATTTGAAACTTCACTTCTTTCAGTTAGATAAGGCAATAGGTTTATTGTCTTATCTACGTAAGGACTTTGAGAGTTATTTGCGTAAAAAGATACTGTAATATCTGTTTTCTCATGCGTATCAACAAATAAATCAATATATCCCAACTGTGCTTGTTTTCCCTGTTGCATCCATGGGTTCCAAGCGGCTGAGTTTAATTCAAACGAAATGCTATTGGATGAAGTTAAAGCTGCCGTTCCACCTGAAGTGTAGGTTGTATATGTTGAAGAATCAACCCCGCTAAGCTCGAACTCATTACCCGATTTATTAGCTATTGTAAACTCTCTATTATTAATCTCTGTCATTCCACCCACATCAGATATAGTAATAATATCACCGTCCACAAAGCCAATATCTCCCCCTATTGTTACTACTGCAGGCGAAGCCTTTGTCACACCGTATATATCAAATGAAAGTATTTTTTCATCGTCATCACCGCCCTCTTCGAGTACATGAATTTCCCCAGATACATTTCCACCAAGAAAAATCTCAGAACTAGCATCCAAGTAAAAATCTCTAATAGTATCATCGCTAAAAGAATTGAGGGTTTTATCACCAAAATCTGCAATTGTAGAATCCGATGCTGCACCACCATAACCAAGAACGTTCATTGCGATATTATATTTAGAAAACGCTTGTGAATCGTCATCATAAATTAAAGCGGCATCTATTTCCTCAGAGTCTAATTTTGGGTAAAGCATCCATAAACGTTCATTAGAATAACTTCTTTTTGCAAATACTTTTGCAAAATACTCGCTGTTTATCTCTTCATTAACAAAATCTTGTATTCTATGATCCACTCGTTTTGCATCGATCCCGTCTGTGGCTGTTATTCCCCGCCTTCCGGCCGCTAAAACGTATCTGTCGAATTGAGCTGTGGTCATTTTCCCATCACAAGCTCTGAAATCGTTTAACTTATCCCATCTAAAAGGAAGGCCTGGATCGCTAGTGGGTCGTAAAGTCCATATGCTGTTTGTAAAATATACTATTAATGAATCTTGAAGGAACTGAGCACTTATTATGTGATCGCCTGTTGGCGCGTCTACAAAACCACCTTTACCTGCGGTATCATCATCCCATGCACCGGAAACTGAAGGGCCTTGAGCTTGGCACCAACGCGCCCTTTGTGGATATGTATTCGAAGCCTCAATCGTATGTAGGCAAACTAAGCGTTGTTTGAAAGCGAATATTAATTTACACCCATTTAAATAGTTTCCACTACCGCTATTTATTTCAGGGCGAAAGGCTGCTGTTGCTGTACCACCGTCATAATAACGTATTCCATTTAATGCTGGTGGGCCTGCTGCGTATGCACGGCCATTAGTAAAATATAATCTGTATTGTGTTGATGCTGCAGTTGATGCAGTTGAAGACCAATTAGCACTATGAATATAATCGTTGTTATCACTGCTAGCGTCCATAATATCAGTAGAGTCGATAGGATCAAAGTTTTCATTCGTTCCATTATATTTACACGCTCTTAGTTGATCAAATGCAATTAACTCTTTTACGTTTCCACTGTCAATGTAATTATACAGTCCCATCACTCTAGTACCAGGAATGATATAAACATCACCAAGACTTGACCAAGCTGTAAAGGAGCTTGAATCTACATTTTCTAGTTCAAAGGTTCCACCAGCTCCACCTGTAACGTTTGCGACTGTATAACGATGACCATTTAATTGAGTAGTACCAACTATATTTCTTATTTCTACTACATCGCCGTTAGTTAAACCTGTAACATCAGCAAGCGTAATTACACAGGGATCAGCTAAAGTTACACCAGTAATAACCCAATTTGATTGGTCTTGATAAACAGTGTCGCCAAGCTTTACAAAACCCTCCCTTTTTTCAACAGCGCCATGCCTTATATGCCCATTTACAATATCCGTAAATGCATCTTGTGGTAATAACCAAGGACTTAGATCAGTATCTAATCCAGTGGCAAAGGGAGCAATTAAAAAGGCCGTGTATCCTGTCATAATATCCCCAAATGTGTACATATTTTTTTCAAGTGAACTTTCCACTCAAATAGTGAAAGAGAGTGCTTACCGACATTACATTTTCGACAACATGGAACCACATTGTCCTTCGTGTATCCTTTTGATGACTCTACTCTATCGATTCCGCTATATAAGAAAATTCTTTCTTCATTGAGAATTTTTGAATATTTAACATTAAATTGCTGACTCGGAAAATCGCCACAGTATGCACAATTGCTCTCCGTCAATTTTGCAAACAATTCCTTCGTTAGACAAAAGTCTATTTTCCTTCGCTTTGCTTGATTTTTTGAATGTGTGAATAAACTTTGAAGTGCCGTTGTTTTTGCATCCTTAATTTGCCAACACCCACATGTTTTTGACGCTCCACTTACAACACTGCCACCTAAAAGCTCTTTTTCATTTCCACAATCGCAACGACAAAGATATTTATTTCCATTCCAATCTTTTGGATTTTCTTTCTCTATTCTCTTCAACACCGTCCAGCTATTAAACTTTAGCCCGGTTAGATCCCGCTCTCTTAGGCATCCACAACTTTTAGTTCCACCAGACAATAAATGATTTGCTCTCACACTTTTATTTACTCCACAAGCACATTTACAAACCCAAAAAGCATTACCTCCTTTTTTTTCTTTATCTCTAAATAACACTTTCAAATTTCCAAAAACCTTTCCAGATAACTCTATCAATCTACTCATAAACATACCGCCTTTATAGCAGTATAACATATATTGATCAAAAGGAGCTATTAAAAAAGGCTGGTACATTACATTGGCCCCACTGCAAACCATCCAAAGGCAACGCCACCGCTAGGCACCTGGCCATTCCACGATCTAGCGTTAAATCCGGATGCTGTTATATCCGATGCCCCCCATTGTCTAGGGCTTGATCCCGTTATTGGGCTGTTGTAGGGCGTTGTCGTTAAACTCCATGCTGTACTACTAAACGTTTTAGGAAAAGTAACAGCTTTTGTTTGCGTTCCAGCGCTCATAGTACCGCGTCCCCACTGCATTAATAAACCTGGTGATAAATATACGTATCCACTTTGAGCAAGCGATCTATCCGTAAAGCTTAACTGACTAATCACTGAATCTTGATCAATCCCAAATAATTCGGGATTTCCCGAACCATCATCTTTACAATATGTTATGTAAGCTTCCGATATTGCAGTGGGATCATTAGATACACCTAAAGGCGTTCGATTAGCATAGTTTGTTGCTTGAGGCTTAAATGTACTATCAGCCTCTTCAATTGCTGTCCAATTAGGTCTTATTACAGAGCCTAAAGTTCTTAATTTATTTGTATCAGTTGGTTTAGTAGTATCCCAAGCCATTATAAGCCCTCATTAAAACATTGGTAGAGCACGGCTTGATTCAAGATCAACATGCGTGCGTGTTAGGATATAATTTATTTGTTCTTTATAAAGCATTGTAAGCTCGCCGTACCGCTCCATTTCACCAAAGTCACTAGCTATTCGCCTAGCAGCTCCAAATGCAATAGCAGGCCCCCATTCTTCTTGTAGAGGCTTATCATCACCTAGTGTGAATGAAGTCTTATTCGCTCCCGTACTTGGCTTTACATAAAGCAAAGACCAGGCTTTAATACGGAAGCGATAAGCCTTATCGGGTATCGGGAAAAACTTAAACTGATTATCAAACATTAATACAGAGGTAGGAAAACCAGCTTTGTATTGAATAAAGCTAGCCTGTATTGTTTGCCCATCAGTCGGCGCTGTATTAAAAGTTACCGATATTGCCGAAGTTAAATATGTTACCGTACCTGTTCCACCAGCATCACCCGTTAAAATACCCTCACCGTCATCTGTAAAAACCTCAACGGTATCGTCTACAATCACGGAACCAGGGATAATAGGTGCATTGCTAGAATACGTATTACTGAATGTTGTTGTACTTCCGTCTCCTGTCCACGTTGAAAAACGCTGTATATTCTCTGGGTTATCCCTAAAAAAAGCATCAGGATCTTGATAAAATGCAATGTTCCTTCGGTCTATTGTAGCCTCCGGAACAAAGTTTGTATAATCCCCAGGAAAGGAATAGTTTTGTGCGTTTGCTGTCGTGTTGAACTCATGAAGTGTATAATTTCTATTGAGCTTAACCTCAGCAGGAAATTCAAATTGAAAATACTTGTTAATGTATTCATCTATTTGTGTATTGCTCAATTCCGAAACAGAAAGCCTGCCGCTTAATTGTCTCGTTTTTTGACGTATCTCTGCTAAGCTCCAGCTCATAAAAACCTCTATTATTCAAATACTTGTCGACACTGAAAACGTGATTTATAACCCTTCAAGCTTTTCTCCATTTGACCACTTCCGTTCGGCATATAATTCCAAATAGGAGTTTGTCGTGATTCTATATGTTGAACTACTGCACGGGATTTTTTATACCTGCCACCATGTAATAAAGTATGCTTTTCGACGTTTTGAGTTGGGCCGAATGAAAATTTTAAAGGTACACCTGGCTCTTCGAGATTAAAAAATTCAAAATGAATCTCTTCTTTTAGCCATTCCTTTTCTCTTTCCTTTGCGCTTTTAACCACGCTTGGCGCTTCTAACTTTGTCATTTCTTTCTCCTATATGTTTAAAAAGGGGAAGCCAAAAGAATGGTAACTTTTAACTCCCCCCCAAATTATTAGGTCACAGATTCATCTCCGCGACATACCATAACCATAACAGCACTGTTAGCTCCAACAGGGCCTGTTCCAACTGTAATACCACGTCTAGCAAGGTTTTCAATTGGAATAGCAGCTCCGGAAGAATCGCTAACACGAGTTACCTTTCCACCGGAAACCCAAACAGCACCCGAAGTGGTATTTGTACCAGTTGTAATCGTTGTAGCTGTAATAGATGCAATTGTGTACTGAGCATTCAACGTTGCTCCAGAACCACTTTCAGCAATGCCATCAACACTTATAGTGTCACCAGCGGCAAAACCATAAAGTGCGGTGTCATCCACTGTTATCACACCAGGATTAGCATTAGTGAAGGCACTAATAGTTGCTCCATAATTCGAACTTTCACTTAGTGGTGTAAAACCGTTGGTTGTAGTGATAGTTCCAGCATCAACGTCTAAATAAGACGCATCGTCCATTTGATTGTTCCAGTACCAGCTTCCACCATTAGTGGTATCTACTGTTGTTGCTTCAGCAACTGTGAAACCAACATCTTGATCTCTTGCAACTGCTGAAGCTGCATTGGTCCATTTTATTGTCTTGACCTGAGCCATATCATATCCTTTAGTTGGAAATTTTTATTTTTTTTCTGTGTTTCATGAATGTGAGGCTTGAAGATTTAGCATAAATGCATCATTGAGGATGCGACTTACGAATGGGTGTTGAAACCCAACTGTTCCACGTTGATGCAATGGATCGGCGCTTCCTGCGGAACCTAAAGGCTCAACATAGAACTCTCCACTTTCACCACCTAAATGCACAACCGCATAAGCTTCTTTACCAACAATAAAGTTGTCATATACGGGAGTTGCAGCAGCAGAAACGCTTCCTACACTGCTATAAAGCCATCGTACGTTTCCGGTTGTTCCCCACTCCGAATCTAAAACAGACTGTTGATTTGGGTACTGTGAGCTGTGAACGAAGTTAGAAACAGCCTCTAAATCGTCTAAAAGTGCAGTGTCCATAAAACCCCAAAATGCTGGTCTAACAGGAACAGTACCAAATGCATCACGCCCTGGAACTATCTCTGAGATCATTTCAGCATCGTTTCCAAGCAATTGGAAAACGGCTGCATCAATATCTGCTTTAGTTAGCTCTGTAGGTGTTGATCCGTTAGAACCATTGCTACAAGCTAGTGTGGAGGCTGTTGACGCTAAAACATCGCGTGTAATCTCATCAATTGTCTGTCCAAGGTTTTGAGATAAAAGTCTCGCTGACTCATTGAGCACGCGGTCTTCTACTGTTAGTTCAACCTGGTTTGTTATCGTTACAAAGTTCTTTTTGTTACTACTCTTTCGAGCGGCTAGTCATTTCTGCTAGCTCCCCCTGTTACCAAAGGGTTCGGACTATATCTTCAGGAGTGTAATCCTGCGTCACTTCTTTTGTTTTTCCACATTTTGGAATGTGTTTTTCCGGAGCAAATCTTGCTGCAATGCATCGTTAGTTTTCCTGGTTTACGGGTAAACTCTTTTGAGCATTGTAAGCAATTAAATTTACGATTTTCTTTTTTTTCATCGTAATATTTAACATGAGATTTTCGAAGGGATTTTTCATTACAACTATGACAATTTTTAGCTATAGAGAATTTCTTAACTTCAAACTCTTTTGAGCAAGTTACACATGTGACCTTTTTCAAGTCTGTGTAATTTTTGTCATTTTCATAAAAAGATGGATCAATTTTTCTTAACATACATGAAGGAACGTATTCCCTTATTATATCAAAAAACTTATCTCTATCTTTTCTCCTTAATCTCATCCAATAATAGGTTTTCCCATTTGAATTCTTCTTAATAGTTCTGAATGTTACACCAAACTTTTTATGAATCATTCTACATAACAACTCATTTTCAACTTGGTTAAACGCATGACTGCATATAAAAGGGTTTCTCCAACCCATTTCTCCAGCCAATACTCCATCATCCATATACCACAAAGCTAACCCAAGTGGGGTTAAGCATTTCATAACATGCTCTGTAACGGTCTTTCTTTTGTCGTAATACATATGCTCGTATAGCTTATTGTAAAACGGGTGGGAAAGTGTCCTTACAATTACATTTGGAAACACTTTATTATTTAATGTTGTTGATGATTCGGTTATTTTAGTCTCATTCAAATAGCTTAGAATATCACGCTTAAATTCAGCGTATTCCTTATCCGCTAACTTACTACAAGAGGTAAAATACTGTGTTTTTCTTCCTTTTGTTAAAGAAGGTATACACCCGTCACCTAACATCATACCTATTACTGCTCCTTTAAATTCCAATCTGTTCTTAAACATAGTCTCTACACCTTCCTTTTCGGCTTGGCTCGGGATTGTCCTTTACGGAGTTTCCCCGAATTCAGTGACATTTTACTACGGCAACCTCTAAGCAGCAAGCTTATCTATACCGTAAAAATCAACACGTGCTTTGATATCAGTAGCAGAAAGAGCAGCGCCTGGAGGCGAAACACCATCTACTAGTGGTACTGGCACAGTTGATAATCTTGCATAACGACGGAAAACGATTGTATCGCCTTCTTTCTTTGGTAGTACCCTTTTTTGTGCAAATTTTGTGTGAATAAGCTGAGGGTACGCGGTCATCAATAATAGACGATCGTAGTATTCTCTTACTGCCGGTGGCAAAGTTGCGACATCTGTAATAGCCATAACTAAATTCCTTATGTTGTTAGTTAAAATCTACCCAGGTTTTTATTCGCCATCTTCATAAAGTCTGCATCAGACATGTTCCTTATACCGCTTACTTTGGACTGTGGTGCTGACATTCCCACCGATGATAAACTTCCAGCCTTTTGGCCGTTTTCAACTATGCGTTGAGCATCGGAGGATTTTTTTGCAGCTCTATTGGTTTCCCTATAGTTCTCACTGTTTTTAGCAAGAAAGTACGCAAGCTCATATCGATTATCATCCTTTTGAAGAGTCGTTTTCAAAGCTGGATTCTTTTTAATTACATCAGGCAAATACTGTGTAACTATCTCGTTGTAATCGGGATACTTTTGTTGAACACGTAACTCATCAACGCTGGTTTTATAATCAGTTTTGATTTGCCCAAGAAATTTCTTAGCCTCTCTAACTGTTAAAACATCATCATCTTGCAAACCGTCCATTTCAGGCTCCTTAACGGCCGGCTCTGATTGATTGGCTTGCATAAGCGACACGTGGTCTTGAAGCATCTTCATTTGCTCTTGAAGTTGTTGACGTTCACGCCTTTCAGCTTGTAAAGCTGTCACTGGAACCATATCTGGTGACTGCTCCGCTTGTGGCTGTTCCTGCAAACTAACTTCCGAATCGGCGGCATTCGCAACTTCGCCCGTAATTTCTACTTCGTGGTGTTCTTGTTCCATATGTGTAGTTCCTTCGCCCTTAAGATGGCGGCTCTATAGTCGATTATAGACATACGCATTTGCTATATCTTTACGTCCAGTTTGAACAACAGGCGCTTCTTGCAAACCTATGTGTGGTGCTAAACGTTCAAGATCAATTGGCATGTCATGTACATTTACTTGTGTATCTACAACTTCCCCATCTTTAACTTCTAAAATTATTGTGCCTAATAAGGCTTTGGGTTTTGTGTCGTAGTCTTTTATTAAACGAACCAGAACGTACTCTCCCGTGTCCATTTTCATTTTGGTCGGCTTGTGGTGTATAACAATCCAATAATGGCCTTTAGGTCTTCGATTCAAGATGTCTTCGACAGCTTGGTTATCGGCCCTTGCCATTTCTTGTACGGTCTCACCTATCTCTTGCACCATTGTTAACCTCTAATGCTTGTAATCATGTGCTTTATCTGAATACCCTTTTTTGCATGACTTAAGGGGCTGTAAACGTCCCATGTCATACTTTTGAGAATCTGGCTTGATTTCCTTAGTATTACCATGATTTTTCATGATTTCACCGGCCTTCATGCCCATCATTTTTTTATAGTCTTTCATCTGAAACCTCTTGGTTGTTTGAATTTCCCATTTCTGGGGATTGCGGAGTTCTTGCACCTGCATCAGAAATCATTACGTTGTCTGACTTTAGCTTCTCTTCTTCCAATCTATTTTGATTTCTAAGCATTTCGGTTAAAACAAGCTCTTCTTTAGCATTCCTTAAATCCATCTCTTCCAATTCTTTAATTGCTTTAACTTGATCAAGAACAGCTTGTGTTGAGTTCTGCACTGACTCGCTAGCGCGTTCATCTGAGAGGCCCATATTCGCAACCGATCGTGTAAAGCGCTCTTTAGCTCCAGCCACCTGTTGTAACGACTGAGATTGTGCAAGTTCCATTTGAGCCTGCAATAGCTTGTCTTGAGTTTCTTGCTGTAATGCTGCCGATTCTGCTTGTGCTTTTTGGAATTTATCCATCTCTTCATAGTATTCGGACTTCCCTTGTATTGGAGCAGCTTTAGCAAGCAGACCTGGAGGTATCGGCTCACCTAGTTGTTTTAAGTCTAACAATTGTCTAAAGAATACTTGTCGTTGTGTATCAGTTAGCACGCCCTCTTGAACTGCACAATCGTACTTAGTAAATTCGTTGTTATAGAACTCTTCAGTAGGTTCTTGATTAATAATTCTTTGTACTTTTTGAGGAGTCCATTGCTGAATTAGTTTTAAAGCTTTTTGTGACATGTACTTTTGAGAAAAGCGCAAGTTGTCGAAAACATCTTGTAAGTTAGTTAGTGCTGCACCTTGTCTAAGCATTGTAAGCACACCACTTTCATTACCCGATTCCATTACACCGAAAGCAGCATCATTAACACCGGCAATTTCCTTAATATCAGCATCGAATTGCTGTTGAAGTTGAAACATAGATGGTGGGATTTGAGCGGGTGGTATCTTTTCGATTGAACCCGGTGCAGCGTCTCTAGCGCGCCAAATAACTTTACCCTGTGAAGACTGGAATAGGCTGCGTGGATTAACAACCGATCCTTCCGTTGCTATGTAACCCGAATTAATTTGACTATCAAGCAAATCCGTCATTTGGCTACGACGCTTGTTAGCTTCCCTTTGAGGGTCTATCATACAACGTATTAGGGATTGGGTCTTTAAGCTCCAATCGTCGCTCTCAGGCTCCCAGATTGCCGTGAACGGTACAAACGGATACTCATCCAATCCATAAGGATTAATATCCTCTCTCATTACTTCGTCGTTAACTATAACAACGCGTTCCACGTATTTTTTTTGTCGTGTAGAAAGCTCAAAACTTGGATTAATTGCCTTTAACTGTTGAAAAAGACCATCCCCAGCATCCCAATCTCTAAATTCACCCGTTTCCATATCAACAAGAATTTCCTGTTGTTCCCACTTTTGACGGTAGAATTCGTTATAGGCCATAAGCTCTTGACCGGCTGGCTGCCTTTGGTATGGTAGCCAAGTAAACTTGTCATCCCTTGACCAACCGCACTGTTGAAGTCTATAAACGTCCTTTTCTTGACCAGGAAGTAATGAAGCAACCAAATCAGCACTTAAGTATTTTCTTCGCATAATGTATGCACAATCAGAAAAATCAAGCTTAGTTAGATAAGGGTCTGTGATAAAACCTGACCACGGCTCACGGCTAAACTTAATATCTCCATTGATGGGATCATCTCTGTAATCCATCCAAATAGATGCTAAATTCCACCCTGTTTTACAAGCTCCACCAAAACAATCAGAAATAGTTCGATAGCCGTCACCGTAATTCATTACGTGCAACATACACTGTGAAAGTTGATCCGCTGTCTTTTGATCGGAATTTTCTACGGGTGCCACAACCGAAGAAAGCCTATGCTGTCGCTGGTATCCCGTTATCATGTTAACAACGGGTCTTATACGGTTGAAAACAAAAGTGTTTCTACCTTCGGAGTGTAATGCGCGCTTTTCAGTTTCATCCCACTGATCGCCTAAAAAAAACCGTAAATCCTTATCCGCTTGAGGATAAAAAGAATCCCACGCAAGATAAGCGTCCTCATATGAATCGTTAAAATCACTAAGAAGACTTCTATCACTTTTGTTGTATTTACTAGACAATAGTAACTCCAAATGTAAAGCGCTTTTACATCTTAAATTTCAGAGTTACCTTCTTATGAAACTAACCCTATGTGTTTTGCTAAAAAACAAAGACTTTGTGCAGTGGTGATGCATCTTTGCTTTTTTTAAACTCTAATAGCTTTTGCTATATAAAGTTTCCATTCTATTTGCTTCCTCTTCAGTCATCCTGGACCGTTTTGCAGTATTGTGGGCCACGCCAAGGTATCTTAACGCATCATTATAATGCGAACTCCAGTCGTGGAGTGGCTTATCAGAGAAAACATTCAATTTTTCATTGTAACGGTAGTGGTAATTTTCTATACACTTAAGTAAATACATACAGTTTTTTTTGTCTATCCAAAGTTTATGAAATATTGATCGAACTGCTGTAATTCCTTCATGTATTGACAAGTTTGGCACTATTTCAAAGTTAATACCTAAGTCCCTTGCTTTTTCTAAACGAGTTATCGCTCCGCCTGCCCACTCCCTAACTTGAATATCATGAGGTGCATGATGAGTCCCGTAATTCCATAAACCGGCCTGTTTTTTTTCTTCTAAAATTCGTACATAATGTTCTAATCCCTCACCTTCAGCCGAATAAGAATCTATTATGCGAATTTCCTGCCCCACAGTTTGTGCAAATATAATCGTAGTAGCATCAGAAACACCTATATCCCAATAAGTATCGACTAAAGCAAAGGGATCGAACCGTACGCTGCATATACGCTCATCTTTTTCCATAGTTTCGAAGTACTTGCCATAAACCGAACCCTCAACGCCCTTATTAAAATCACAATAATACTCTTGCTGAATGAGAATCTCACTCATCCCTTCTTGTCTTTCTTTTTCTATATCTTCATCTGTTATTACGCCTGTATCTTTTATCGAAAGCTTTTGACAAAACCAATCAGGATTATCTTTTGCCATTAAATATAAATCATAGGCGTGGTTTCTACCTCTAGGCGTTGTGTTAAATATTGCCCACCCACCATTTTCACGCAAAATTGGTCTTACAAACTCCCAGCTTTTTGGGTCTTGTAAAGCAAACTCAGAGAAAGCACAACCTATAGGGTTAATACCTACATTTAAAATCTTATCCGTTCCCATGATTTGAATAATCGAACCGTTAACAAGTTCTATCTTCATTTCAACAGAATTCTCAGACTTAATTAACTCTTTAGGGATATAATCAATAAAACGCTTTCCATCTTTATTCGAACCGTCCCATAAAATACGCTTTCCTAATCTTGACGTTGGAAAAAAGTAACAATACGTACCAACACGATCGCAAATGGCTTCACGTATCATGTAATTCCAACAGATAATTTCCTTTCCAGCCCTGCGATGATGAATTAAAACCGCACGCTTAATACCAGAATCCATCGCCTCAAAAAAAGGCAATTGATAATCACGTGGTACTAAATCAGGAAGTCTTATTATCTTTTGATCCGTCTGTTTTTGCGAAGGTGACTTTTTCAACTGTTATTCCACCCGAATGTTCGATTTTCTGTGTAGGTTCTTCATAGTCGATGTATTTTCCCCACTTATTAAGAATATCCATAAGCAAGGTTACCGATGTTTTTTCACCGTTCTTTTTCAATATGCTATTTGGTGTAAACGCTAAATATTTAGCTCTATCAAGTGCGATTAACGCCACGCGCTTTTTAATCCTATCGGGATATTCTTGAAGCTCGTATTTCTTAACCCAGTTATAAAACGTTGAAAATGAAACACCAAGGTTAGCCGCTGCTTGCGTTATGCTACCCATAGAATCCTCTATCATTTCTTCAACTTGCTTCTTAGAATACGGTGTAAGACCTTGCTTTTTAGGCGGAGACTTTGCTTTTTTTGGCTTAGCTGCCTTTGGATCTTTCTTTTTTGCCATCATGTGTTCCTATGTTTCGCGCTTTTTGTGGTGTGCGCTCTACTTTTGTATACTATGTTCGCTTTTTGTTCGCCTTATTAAATATTTCAGAATCGACTTCCAAACCGTTACGCTTAACTACGCAATCCCGCCCATTCTTTTTTCTATACTCTACCCAACGCTTTACTATAACATCGCAATAGTTCGGGGATAATTCCATCATGAAACATTTACGCTTGGTTTGCTCACAGGCGATTAACGTACTGCCTGAACCTCCGAATAGGTCTAATATATTCTGGCCCTTGTTACTTGAATGTTGTATTGCGTGAACTACTAAAGAAACTGGCTTCATTGTTGGATGTAAATCGCAAACTGCAACCTTTGACATGTCCCAAGTAGAAAGAGCGTGGCCTTCTTTTGGAAAATTGAAAATGTGTTTTCCTCTTGTAGCATAACAGATAAGCTCCGTGTTCCAAGTCCAGTGACGCTTCATAAGAGAGGGCATGGGATTTGTTTTTGCCCACACGCAATAGCTATGATGGTTTGACCAAGAAGCCATCCATTTCCAAATATCGGGGGCTAAATGGTGGCTTGTACAAATATTTACCGAACAGTCTTCTTTTAAAAAAGGAAGGGCTGTATCAAGAAATTCTACAATATTAAAGTTTTTGTCCCATTCAGAGGCCTTTAATTTTCCTGCCATTTTATTGTTACTATCTGCGGCCACTAATTTATTTTCACTAGCTAGATTGTATGGTGGGTCGGTAAACATGAAACTAGCTTTCTTTCCGTTCATTAGCTTCTCAACGTCGGTAATACTTACCGAATCCCCACACATGAGACGGTGTTCACCTAATTCATAGATATCGCCCTTTTTAGTCTCTGGCTCTTTAGGCGGTTCGGGCGCATCATCGTCGCCCTCTTCCGATTCTATTTCCTCTACTACCGTGGGATTAAAACCGCCCATTTCTTCGGGCGTAAAACCAGAATCCACCAAAACGTTTGGATCGTAGTAGTTCGCTAGCATATCAATATCAAAATCAGCTTGAACTTTGTTGTCGCGCAAGTTAATACGCAAAGCCTCTTCATCG